GCGTTAATCTTTCAATTTGTCCAAATTCTTTGTGATGTATGTAACCTTCAACCGCTTTTGGAACGCCTGTATATCCGTTTTTGTGATGCCAACTGTCAGAACCTGAAGGACTGCGTAACGTTTCAAATGTTACTCCTATAAAATCTTTACTTGTTTTATGGTGAATATGGTGCGAATAAATATATCGGTGTTTAGTTTTGCTCCAAAGTATTGGAAACTCCGTTGCAAGTAATAAAGGTAAGTTTTCGATTTTTGCTCCGTCTCCGTGTGTCGTTCCTATTAAGTTACTTCCGTACCTAAACGCTTTTCGGTGCTTTAAATCTACGTTAAAACGAATACTTGAATTGCTAAAGTGTGCTTCTATTAACTGCATTAAAAAGAAACCGTGTGTCAAATCGTGATTACTTGGATTGTAAACAACTTCGACTTCTGCAAAACTTATTAATTTTTCTAACAAATCAATATAAAGATTCTTCGCCATTAAAAAATTGTCGTACCACATTCCGTCCGTGTCTTGTGGTGTTCCACCTGTTGTAGTTCGTTTGGTGTTGTCGGTGTGCAATATGTCGTTTCCTGCAACGAATAATACTTTGTCTATATAAAACCCTTTAGCTTTGTTTAAAATGCCTTGTAGTCCGTCTTTTGCACGTTTAACGGCTATCTGTGAATTATATTCTTCGCCTGTTTCAAATGCTGTTGCTAATTTTCCGATATGTAAGTCCGCAATATCAATTACAAGTAAATGTCCGTCCGTGTCAATATCATATTTTATTGCTGTATCAGTATATTTTGGAGCGTATTTTTTTACTTTTTTTATACATTCGTCTTTTATTCTTTGTATCTCGTTTAGTTCTTCAGCTTTAAAGTTTGGGTTTTTAAAGAATAAAGAAGCTTGTTTAGTTTTTAGCCAACCGTGTTTAACGTCTTTGTCATCAACTCCAGCTTCATCGGTTGCTTCTTTGATGCCACGATACTGCATAAGTATTTCAATTTCGTCCTGTTTTAGTCGAAACCTTGCGCTGTTATTTGCCATAAAAATTTAGATTAATGATTTTTTTGCATACTTCCATAAGTACGAAAGTAGTAAACCTATTCCAACACCAACGAATAAAAGATTTAAATTTCCTTTAGGTCGGTTTAATTTGACTTGCGTTTTTGACTTTTTACCTTCAGCTCGTGCCTGTGCTTTTTCAACTATTCGTTCTTTGTATATAGTCTTAACCTTAATTCTATATTCAATTTTTTTATCTAATCGTGTTTTTGGAACGTAAACAGTTTTGTATTTTATAACTGTGTCTTTTGTATTTAAAATTTTTTCCCAAACTATTGTGTCGTTTATAATTACAGGAATACTATCCAAAGTTGTTATTCGGATTGTGTCGCTTGTTTCATCGCATTTAAAACCTTTCTTAATTGCTTTGTTCAAATGGTATTGAGCCGAACACGAATAAAGTAAAATGCTAATAATTAGAATAAATAGTTTTCCCATTTTTTTTGGTTGCTTTTAATACTTGTTTACGATTTTTAGAACTAAAACTAACGTGAACCCAAGAAGGATTTTCATCGTTTCCAAACTCCCAAATAAGTTGGTCGAACTCTAACTTGTCTTTAATAAAATTAAAACCTTTAGAACCTATTTGCAAGTCCATTGCTTCGCCTTTGGTATGTTGTGAAGTCTTTGAACCGCCTATCATTTTATTGACCTGTAAACTACGAAAACCAGAACTAATTTCTATTGGTCTGTTTAAGTGAATTCTTAAAGGTTCAAACACGTTTTCACACAATAATTTTGCGGACGCAATTTGCGACTCGTTCATTTGGTTGTTAAGGTTTCGTAAAGTTGCTATTCCTGAAGCTTGAAACTCTTTTAATGTAACGTGTTTAGATAAATTCATTTTAACTTATTAATGTTGTCTTTAACTTCTTTTGCTCGTGCAAATAATAACTTTGCCGACTGCCATAAATCTATTCCTTTAACAACTTTGTAATTTTCGTTTATACTCATTATTTCGATTGAAGCAAGTACCAACGCTAAAACTTTTGTAAGCATTAAAGGAACTGAAAAGAATTGTAAAATTATTTGGTTAAGAATAAAATAGTCTATAAGGTAAAAAAGTATAACCGTCAACTCGTAAAGTAAAAGTTTAGAAACTATTGCCGAAAGTTTGCGTGATGTTATTTCTTGTTTTTGGTGTTTAGCCTTCCAAATTCCGGTCGCCGTGTCCGACAATATCAACGCAAATAAAAGTCCAAGTATTCCGCTAATAGGTAAAAAAAACGAAAAGCAAATTGTTATAAGTTTCAATGCGGAATTTTTAATTGTGTAAAGTAATAAATATAATTGTAGTTTCATAATTCTTCAAATGCTTCTGTTAAACTGAAAGTTAAGTAAAAAAACAAAGTAACTCCAGCCAAATTAATGTAGGGTTCTGTGCCTTGACAAATCAAAGAAAACGAAGTTGAAAAACCCGCAATAAAATAAAGAACTGCAAAAATATTACTTTTCATCTATTCTCCTTTAAGAGATTGTAACTCTTCATACATAGCCAAAAGCTGTGCTTCTTTCTCTTGTATTAGTTCCTCGCTAGTTCTTTCAATAACATCAACAAGCTCTTCAATGTATAGCCCTTGTTCGTTATAATATCCTATTTGTACTTTCATCTTAATTTATTTATATTGTGTGTATTCTGACAGCTCGCACATTTTGTCCTGATGACTTACCGAAGGATGTAATATTGCCACTACTAAAAACTTGAACTCCCCCACTTGTAGCGTTTGCCTCTGTAGAATTCCAATAGTTAGTAGTAAGAAATGGAGTAACTCCTGTAACTTTTGCTGTAATAGCTGCTGAATTATAACACATATTTAATTCCCAATTTGAAGGTAAATACCAATCACTAAAACCACCGCCTGCAAAAAGTCTTGCTATTCCCGCAGCATAAGCTGTAGTAGCAGGTAAAAGTGTTTGTGCTATAATTGCATTAGTATTTGTAAGACCATCCGAATAACTTTGAGCTGTAGCACCTATTAAAGTAGTTTGAAATCCAGCAATTGTCCACTGCAAACCTGCAGCTAAATTTGTCAAACTTGCAATAAGAGCTTTATTTACTCCAGCATCATTAAATACTGCAACAACTACACCGCCACCAATTAAAGCTCCTATCTCTGTACCACCACCACCACCACCTGAAGAATTTATTGTTACTACTCCTGTACCACCTGCAGGTGATATTGTAACATTTGTTCCGGCAACAATTTGTGTAACTGCTCCTGCTGTTCCTGTAGCGGTTATTGTTTGATTTGGAAAAGTTCCTGTAACAGTTATATTAGTTCCTGCTACCAAACTTGGAGTGGCTGTGCCTGTACCACCATTCGCTACTGCTACAATTCCTGTAACGTTGTCTGCTGTGCCTGTTGTATTCTGATTAAGTGTTGGAATATCTGCGCTTACAATAGCCCTAAATGTAGGTACTCCTGAACTTCCGTTTGGTGCGGCTAAAATATTATTTGCAGTCTTTGAAGCATACGGATTTTGAGTATCTCCATAATTTGAATCTAAACTAATAACAGGTGTTGTAGTTCCTGTTGCGACTACAGGTGTTGTTGCTGAAACTGAAGATACACCGCCTGTTATTACTAAATCGCCACTACCTAAAATCGAATTACTATTTATCGTTTTTATGTTTGTGCCACTTACTAAAGTAGGTTGTACTGTTAAGTCACCGCTTCCTAATAATGTAGTTGAATTAATGGTCTTTATGTTAGTACCACTTATTAAAGTGTTTTGCTTTGAACCTATAATATTTGCACCTGTAACCGACTTTGTCACATAACCACCTGCTCCGTCACTTTCGCTAATTTCTATTAAATCAGTATTTGCTATTGCTGAACCTTTTGCGGTTAATTGACTAATTTTTATATCTGCCATTTTATATTTTTTATTGTGTTACTCTTTTGTCGTTATTTTCTGTTATTCTTTGGTCGCTTATTTCTGTTATTCTGTATGCACTTGGTATAATTATCGGTGCAGTAGTTCCTGTAATATTACCTATTCCTTGTGCGCTTAAACTTCCGTTACAACACTTTATAGAATACCTTTTTCCGTCTTTACATAGGCAACCACGTTGACCGCCTTTTGGACTTGTTCTCGAAGGTAAAGAACCCCAACTACTTCCCATTTTTTATAGTGTTTAGGTAAGTCTTTAACTTTACGATATTAACTTCCTTTGGTTTGTATGTTCTTAAATGTACCATCCAGTGTAATTATTGTTTGTGTCCGGAAACATATCGCTTGTTGAATTTGTGTTGTATTCAGGAAACAAATTTGTGTTGTTGCTTATGTAGTCAATAAAACGTTGTGTGTAGTGTTGTGCTATTTGTGTTTCTTTTTCAATTAAAAAGTCTATTTCGTTTTTTTCTACGCTTGTGCTATTTTCGGAATTGTGTTTGTAAACACCTTTGTTTGAAATCGTGTAAGCTGCAAACGGCAAATAATACTTCATCGCTAAATGAATTAACATCGGCTTTAAATAAGTCGTTGTAAGCGTTAAATAATTTCCACTTAACGTATTTGCTATTATGTCCGCTTTTATCTTGTCTAATAGCTTGGTACCGGTGAAATTTTGCAAGTCTGTATCTTGTGCAATCTTTATGTATTGTATAAAATTGTCCGTGTCAACGTTTCCGTTTAACGAAGTGAATTTAACTAAATCTTGTCGTGTGACTAAAAGTGCGTCTGCCATTAATTCTCTTTTTTATTTGTAGGTAAAAACCCTTTGTTCGGCATATCAATTGGACGTTGTGCAACTAAACTTGGATTTGTAATTACATAACCAAATTTAGCAGCTTTTGCTTGTGCTAATTTCTTTGTGTTTGCGGTTATGTTTAACCCTGTTCCTTCAAATACTGCATAAACTTGTTTATTCCAACGGTGATGACAATTTCCACCGCCCTTATATAACCAAATAGAATAGTAGTCTGTTCCTTTTGGCCCCCAACCTGCGTTAACAACTTGTGTACTCATATTTAAAATATCTTCTTTACGGTAAATCTTGTTTGCTTTTACCATTTGTGTACAAAATTCACGTGGATTGTCCGTTACTTCGCCTTCGTATTTATAACGAACAACAAACTTTACTCCGTCAATTACTTTGTCTTGTCTACTTGTTATGTTTGGTCTTGCGTCACCTGTTGAAACCAAGTTAACAATTTTGCTTAATAAACTTTGTTTTGGTTCACTACTCAACAACTCGTTTTCTTTATCGTCATTTTCGTAGTCAACTTCTTTTTCGTCTATTAATAACCAATTGTCTTGTGGTTCTTCGCCTAAATCAATTAAAGGATTTGTGTGTGCGCTTAATTCCGTTCCTGTTTCTTCTGCAACTTGTTCTTCGTTCTGCGTGTTTTCCAAGTCCGTAAACTCTAAAGGTTGTAAAGTCTTAAAGAATAACTTTAAAGCAATTCCGTTAAACGCTAAAATGCTATCAAAAGCATCTAATAGTTCTTCTTGGAATGGTCGTATAACCATATTGTCAAAAAGAATACTTGAATTTTTAAGTTCTTCTGCGTTACTTGAAAAGCCATTTGTTGAAGCAACACCAAATAATAACGGACTTGTAATATTGTGTCCTAACATTATTTTGCGTAAACATTCTTCGCTTAAATACGTGTAGTGTTCTGGAGCGTCGTTTAACGGAATATCTTCAACTGTTGTTTTACTTTCTGCGTTGTTGTTAAAAGCTACAATTACTTTTTGTCCTCGACTTCCTGTTAACTTGCTTAAAACTTTGTTTGAAATAATACTTTGCTGCTCATCCGTTGGTATTCCGTTATTAAAGTTTACAACTTTAGTACCACTAAATCCGTTTTGAACTTCGTTAATTAAATAGTCTGCAACTTCTTCTTCTAAAAGTGTATAAGGAACAGCACCTTGATAGTCCGGATAAGCGTAATATTTCATTCCAACCGAATAAGGTTTAGAAAATAATATTTCTATTTTATCTTTGCTATATCCAAAAGCATTAAACCTAATCGGTGCAAACTTTTTAGTATCGTCCCAATTGTCCGAATAATAATAACCTGTTATGTTTCCGTCTTTGTCGCATTTTTCAGCTCGTAATAAATTAACAGGAATATGATATGCTTTTAATATTTTGTCGTGCTTGTCGTTGTAGTGTACTTGAATAGCAAATTGTCCAAACATTTTCCTATCTAAAACCATTTTTCTAACGTCTTCTTTGTGAAATAAAGACATCATTTGTGCGTATTCATTCGGCTTTTTATTAGCGTCTAATGCACTTAAACCTTTTCCGTAAATTAATCGTGCTACGTTATTTATAATAGCGTTATTCGTTGTTGAATTGCTATATCTCTCAATTAAGAATTGAAAGTATTGGTCGCCTTCTTCAGTTAAAAAGTCAACCCAATTTTCTCGGTTAGTTTCCGAAATAACAGGTGACGTATAAGCCGACAAATTTAAAACGTGTAAATTATTCATATACTATAAAATCATTTGTTGTTGTATTACTTACATATTGGTTATTGTTAACCGAAAATGTAACTAATGGTTGTGCCGTGCAAAATACTCGGTCTTTAAATATTATTGTTGTACCTACTCTTAAAACTAAATTGTAAAAATGTCCTTCTATTAAACCAAACGTTGCTGTAATTGTATAAATGTAGTCTCCAACAGTTCTTGAAGTAATCACTACAGGCGTTGTTACGTTTGTTTGTTCGTCTGTAAGTTCCATAACATTAAACGTATTATCACGTGGAATAAAACTAAATGTTTGTGGACTTCCTGAAGGTGTCAATACTATCATATTAGTATAATTAAATATTTGTGTTTTTGTTCTTTTTTTAAGACAAAAAAAAAGCCGAACTTACGAACGGCTTTAAAAAAATTATTTTTAAGTGTTAAACTGAAATAATATTTGTAGTTGTTAAACCTGTAAATACGTTTGTTGCACCTACTAAATTTGCATCAGCATAAGGTGAAGCAACAGGCAAATGATTTGCAGGAATTGGCTCTTGTCCAACAAGTGTCAATGTGTAACCGTTTAAGTCACCCATTGCAGTACCGTTAGCAATAGTTCCTGTTGTTACATCCATTCCGTGATTAAGTCCTGCTAAAAAGAAATTGTTAGCGTTCGTCTTAATTATAACGTGTGGTCTACCCCAAGCAAGTAATTTCATTTGTCTTGTAGTTATTGTGTCTAAACCTTTGATTGTAAAAGTTAAAGTTTGCTCAACAAATGTTGTTCCGTTTTCACGTGAACTTGTAATTGTTTGTTCAAAAGAATTTGCACCTTTTAAGTCGTACTTAAATAAACTGAAAGTTCCTTCAATAGTTTTAATTTGGTCGCTAATATCTGGATTTGCAGGTGAAATACCATCATAAGTAATTGCGCCTAAATCTCCGTAGTTAATAAAATAAATTGACTTTATACCGCCAACAAATTCTTTACAAGATTCAGCTCTACCGTGTGTTAATAAACAAGCCATTTTGTTTTGTTTTTAAATTATGAATAAAATAAAGCGGAATTTTTACATCCCGCTTTTTATTTAATATTACGCTCCGTAAGTTACTGCGTCTGAAGCAAAACCAATTTCAACTCCTGCATTGTAACGTAAAACTACACGTACATTTTGTGAACCGTCAATGTCTGCCATATCAATAACTTTAACTTCGTTTTGGTCGTTTAACAAACCACATCCAAAATAAAGGTTGTCTACAGTTGTTGCAATCATATTGTCAGCTCCAAGTCCGTTAGCCATAAAAACAGGAATACCGTCAAATGAAAGTGAACCGTTTGTAAACCATTGTGTA